GGTTTCGGCATCACCATACCGCAAGCAGATATGAGCGTGATGATGCCGCTATTGTTTGGAATGCTTGGCATCGCTGGAATGCGTTCCTATGATAAGAAGCAAGCCACCGATACCAAGTAATCTTACAGCTCTTTCACTGTTAATGTCTTCTGCCTGACAAATGTTTCTGCTTTGGCAGGCACAACCTTTTCGGGTTGCGCTTTGGTGCGCCGCATCGGCCATTTGATTTGGTACTGCGACAGGCCGATGTTTACTCGCGCCTCATCGTGGTTGCCCATCAACTCTTTGATCGTGGCCTCAGCCTGATCTATGTCTGCCTCAGCTTGTTTCTTAGCTTCCTTGGCGGCGATGAGATCTTCAAACGCTGTGAGCGCATCCGGCTGGTCGTTTAGATCCAGCGGTTCTGCGTCAGGCTCTACGTCTGGATAGGCGTGGTTGCCATCGTCAGACGATAGCACCGGGTACATATCACCAGTCTTGCGGCGTTTCTCAAAGTTAATCACCGCATCAGTAATGCGCTTTTGCATGACCGCATCAGCTTCATAAACAAAGATCCGCATCTCAATGCCCCGGTATAGGACACAGACAGCACCCCATTTATAACCGCCACACATCATCTGCGCCTGTAGTTGCCACAGCCCACGGTGTGCGGCTGGTTGTTCTTCCGGCATTGCGCTGGTGGTCTTAGCTTCCAGAACACCTATCGTGCTGATGTCTATCTCATCGCTAGTCATGCAGTATATACCATTAGCGGTGTTCGTTTTGATCGTGCCGTTTGCCACGCCCAGCCCATCGAGGCTGGCGGCAAGCGGCAGATCAGGGTGGAACTCCGGCTTGGTTATATGGGTTTCATGATTGCGTAAGCCCAGACGTTTGGCGGCCTCATTGAGGATAACATTTTCAAGCCGGTCACCCCACTCAGTGATCTCATTGCCGTGAAACGTAGGCTCAAACTTATCGTGATCACGCTGGATCATTTCAGATAGCAACTCATTCTGCGTTGCGTAGGGCGACAACCCCAGCAATACAGGCACACGACTAGCCGACAGCATGTCGTCAGGTGTGATCTTTCCAATCTTCTCAGTCATTTTGTTTTCCTCATTACAATACCAGTGTGATGGTCTTCATTGTTTTCAAAATACTCAAGACATTTTGCTATTAATGTAGAGCGTTTTGTTTTGTAGTTTGACTTAAAACGCATGACCTCTCTATTTCTATCGGTGTCAAGCAAGATCATATCCCCATAACCCTCAGAACTAGCAAGTGTTAGCAAATATATTTTACCAGTGACAGAGCATTCAAATACTGCCCCAGAGTGATCATCTGAATTAAATTTTATATCTAAGTTTAATCCCATTTTACATTCCCCCAAAGTATGCGATTGCACCCCAGAAATTATAGGTAGGGTGTAAGATGTTAGTCCAGCTTAGGCAGTACAGCACTGCAAAGCCACCAAGAATTATATTCATTAAGCATTTAGCCATTGTACAATCTCCCTACGGTTAAAAAACACATGACGTTTCAAAGTAGCTTCGCGCCACGGCTTGCCTGAGTTGGCTCGCCACCAGCGATAAGCCTCATTTTTAGTTGCAAAGAACATACGCGGTTCTTCGATTTGCCAAATAGTTGTTTGAGCATACATTATGCCATCTCCCGATTGACTAGGTTACGCACAGATGTGCTGTGCCACAGACCGCCCATTGCTGACGGTATTCTTGCATCATTCAGTGTGGTTGCAATCTTCGCAAACGACACGCCTGACTGACGTAATGTTTTAATGATGGGCATAGCTTCGCCAGCGATGGCGGCTGTCTTGCCCCTACGCGCCTCACCAGCGGCTTTACCGCCAGCGTGTGGGTTAGGACTACCCAGCTTCACACCACGCGCCTTGGCGACCGACAGAGCGGCTTTGGTGCGCTCACTGATGCGTCTGCCCTCGAACTCTGCAAAGACTGACATCATCTGTAGCATTGTGCGATCAGCTTCTGGCATATCAGCACAAGTGATTGGCACGTTAGCTTCCAGCAAGTTAGCGATGAATGCCACGTTACGCGCCAGGCGATCCAGCTTGGCGATTAATAGCGTTGCGCCTTCACGTTTGGCGTGGGCTAATGCCTCAGCAAGTTGTGGACGGTGGTTGTTCTTACCGCTTTCAACTTCAACATATTCTGCGATGATGTTGTCAGCGAAGGGCGCGACAGCTACACGCTGGGCTTCTAAGCCAAGGCCGGATTGACCTTGGCGCTGAGTTGATACACGGTAGTATGCGATGTAAGTGGTCATTATCTTACACCATAAAGCGCAATGCTTTCTTCTTCTGTTAAGTCAAAACGACCACAAGGTGATACAAGGCGGTCTTCAATCCACATGCCATCGAACTCAAAACCTTTATCGCACATCTCCACATAATCTTTTTCGTCCTGCTCATCTTGTAAATCTTTAGCTTGTTGAACAGCGTAAGCGATAGCCGCATCTACATTGTTTGTCATCAGGTCAAGGTCATAAATAATGTCGCCCTCTTTTACTACAGCAATGTAAAATTTTTCTGTGAAACCTTCAAGTTTCATGTCTTCTTTAGTTTCAAAGGCAAATAGCTGGACATATGTTTCATCATCGTTTGATATTTCGCACATAATTGAACCGCACGCATCATGATGTGAAGAGCTGTTTGTAAAAGTGACAATACCGTCAGCAACAGTGTTAGCTTTATTCATTAAATCGTTATAATAAGTCATCAGTAAATCTCCCGTTTGTCTGTCTGATAATTATTATATAAGGCCAAAATACATAATGTTCAAGTAAAATATAGCCAAAAAACGAAAAAAGTTATCAGCGGTATTGCAACACTATGTATTAAATATTAGGTTTTCCTGACCAGACGGGAGATACATATGGTCAATTCTAGGGCTAAAGGAAGCCGCTTCGAATTAAAAATAGCCGCAGATTTGTTTGATGCTTTGGGCATCAAGTTTGAACGTATACTGGATCAGGTGCGTGAAGCTGGGCTAGGTGATTTGCGCCCAGTCACCGGCACGTTCCCATTCACATTAGAAATGAAACACTACAAGTCAGGCCAGCAGGCACGTCCTGATTGGTGGGATCAAGCCTGCACATCTGCCCGGCTAGCAAACAATCTGCCTGCGCTTCTATATAAATTTAATAATGTGCCGGTGCGCTGCCGGATACCGTTGCAAGCTGTAATAGATATGGCTGAGTTCAATGCGTATTCTGGCGGCGCTAACCCATATGACTGGCGGTATGCGTGTGAGGTAGACTTTGACACGTTCTGTATGATTGCAAGGGAGTTGATGTGATGCTGGGTCACGTTGATTTATGCTCTGGCATTGGTGGTTTTGCCCTTGGGTTTGAGTGGGCTGGGTTGTCTAAGCCAGTGATGTTTTGCGACATAGAACCGTGGTCGCGCCAGATTTTAGCGAAGCATTGGCCTGATGTGCCAATCGAGGAAGATGTAAAGGTATTAGCAAATGAGCCAGAACGAATCCCAGAATGTTCAATACTTACTGCCGGCTATCCTTGTCAGCCATTCAGCCAAGCTGGGAAGCGCAGAGGCGAGGAAGATGACCGCCACATCTGGCCGTACATCCGCAAGATTGTTGCACAAAAACGACCCACTTGGTGCGTTTTCGAGAATGTTTATGGTCACCTCTCAGTGGGTCTCGACACGGTGCTATCTAACTTGGAAGCCGATGGCTACGCCGCAAGGCCATTTATTGTTCCGGCTTGTGGTGTCGATGCCGCGCACAGACGAGACAGAATTTGGATTGTGGGCTACTCCGAACACAATGGATCATCTACCCCAGAGATCGCCAGAGGCGTTGCAGAAACTGGCCAGCGGTCATCGCAAGGGCAGATCGAGGCCGAGCAATCTGCGAGAGCAGGTAAACCCAGAGGTGATGAAGATGTGGCCAACACCGAACGTGACGGGTATGTGTGGGGGAACGGGCAACTGGAAACAACTACACAACAAAACAACGCCGGAAGAGGCGAGAAAAATGGGCGCTGGGAACGGTGGGAAGCTGAACCCTGCGTGGGTAGAGTGGCTAATGGGATACCCAATAGGGTGGACAGACTTAAAGGATTAGGCAATGCCATTGTGCCTCAGATCGCAATGCAGATAGGGCTAACTATAAAGGCGGTTAATGATGCTGTATGAAACTGATGAACACAGAGCGGCTGAACGCCAGCTAATGAATGCACTGGGTCAGGCGTATGACTATGAGATGATTAGTCTGCCGCCAAAGTATAGCCTCGATTGCTTGGCGATGCGGAAGGATGCGGCCAAGTGCCTGTTTGAATTCAAGTGTCGGACAGTCAGTAGCACTGAATACGATACCGCCTTGGTTAATCTGCACAAGGTTATCGCGGCGCAGAATATATCAAGAGCCACAGGGCTGAAGGCATACTTGGTTGTGCAATGGACAGATAAAGTCGGGTTTGTTGATTTCAATTCCGACAAAAGAATTGGGTTGAGCAAGCGCCGGGATCGTAATGACCCGGCAGATATGTTTGCTTACTACCCAATAGGTGGGTTCAGAACTCTGAACCTTTTTTGAAACTAGCGTTTTATAGGAGATATAGTTATGGCGTTAGGGTTTAATACCGAAAGTAAATCATCTGGGGATATCATCCCGATTGTAAA